GTGGATTCCAACCAGGCCGCCGAGGATTTCCGCAAGTTCACCGGGGAGGTCAATGGCCTGAAAACCATGTTCCGCATGGTAGGCGACGGCGTGGCCGCCATTCTGGTGGGCGACATGGGCAAGGATGTCGTTCGTTTCCGCCAGCTCATTCAGGAAAACGTGGGCAAGATCATTCCGGTGCTCAAGGGCATCGTGGGCGTGATCCTGCGTATCGGCAAGGCATTCTTCGCCCTGACGGCCCGGCTCATGACCTGGGTGGGCATGATTGTTGATTGGTTCGGCAAACTGGACGACGGCACGCAGAAACTGATTCTGGGTGTACTGGCTTTCGGGGCCGCCTGGCGTTGGCTGAACCTCGCCTTTCTCGCAACGCCCATCGGGGCCATCGTTACCGGGCTGATAGCCCTGTTGGGCCTGATAGACGATTTCATGGTCTGGAAGGAAGGCGGCGACAGCCTCATAGATTGGGGGCCATGGGCCGATGATATTGATAGTATCATGGATGCCGTGTCCGGCCTGCTGGATATCCTCGGCCAGCTTTGGAACACCATCAAGGGGCCGCTGTTCGATGTGATCGGCACACTGGCCAAGAATTTTCTCGGCGCACTCAAATCCATGATGAGCGCCGCCGTTGAGCTGGTCTCAGCCATCGTCAGCCTGTTCCGCGGTGACTTTACCGGGGCCATCGAGGGCGTGAGAAAGGTATTTGGCCACCTGTGGGAAATGGTCAAGGCAACCGCCGCCAACTTCAAGGAAATTTTCGGATTCGTCGGCAAAATTCTGGGCAAGGTCGCCGAATATGTGGGCGGCGGCATAGCCAGCGCCCTGGGATTCGGTGACGACAAGTCCGGCCCGGCAAACGCACCCGTGCTCATGCCCGCACCCGCGCAAATGCTCCCGGCCCCGGCAGCCGCGGGCACGTCCATAAACGCCTCGACCGTTGTGCATGTGGACGGCGCGCGCAACCCCGACGCCACGGGCCGCGCCGTGGCCGGTCAGCAAAACCGGGTCAACTCCGATCTGGTGCGCCATGCCAGGGGGGCCGCACGATGAGCGAGACCATATACGTGCGCCCGCATCGCAGCATCGGCGGCATTGTCATGGACGTGACCGTTGAGGAATCCCACAGTGATGAACTGGAAATAACCGAGCATCCGGTTGAACAGGGAGCGTCCGTCACGGACCATGCCTATCTGTTGCCCAGCAAGGTGACCATCCGCGCGGGGGCATCCGATTCCAGCGGCGAGGCCGCATCCGGGACATCCCGTTGCGTGGAGGTCTACGAATCCCTGCTGGAGCTGCAGGGCAAGCGCGAGCCGTTTGATCTGATCACCGGCAAGCGTTCCTACAAGAACATGCTCATAAAATCGCTGTCCGAAACCACGGACAGGGATACCGAGCACGTGATCATGGTCACGGCGGAGCTGCAGCAAATCATACTGGCCAGCGTGCAGACCGTTTCCGTGCCCCGATCCCGGCAAAAAAATGGCCATGTGACCGGCGGCGTGGATGAACGCGGCAAACAGCAGGCGGAAAAAAAGACCGCCTCGAAATCCATAATGGAAAACTTGCTCGGAGGTTGAGGATGGACGTTTATCGAATTCCCCTGACTCCGGTGCCCCAATCCTTTTGCATCACCCTGGCCGGAACCGAATACCGCCTCACCGTGTACTGGAACGATGCCCATGAGGGCGGCTGGATGCTGGATATCGACCTGCCGGACAACGCGGGCAGCGTACTGCACGGCATCCCGCTGGTGACCGGCACGGACCTGTTGGCCCAGCACGCGCATCTGGGCATGGGCGGCGGCCTCGCGGTCTGGTGCGAGGATCACGACGACCCGCCAGCCCAAAACAACCTGGGCGAAGGCGTGGACCTGCTGTTTGTGGTGAAATCCACGGAGGCTGCAGAATGAGCGATACCGCAAAAGATCACCTGTACCTGCGCCGGTGCAGCCTCATTGTGGGCGGCTCTGGCGGCTCCGGGCTGGAGCTGGGGGAAATGCGCGTGGAGTTCAAGACGCACCATGCGGACTATGAGACCCCGAACCACGCGGATATTCGGGTGTACAACCTTTCGGATCAGACCGCCCGGCGCATGGACCGCGAATTCACCCGCGTGGTGCTGCAGGCCGGATATCAGGGCAACATGGGCCTGATATTCGGCGGCAATATCCGGCAAATCCGACGAGGCCGGGAAAACGGGCTGGACTCCTACGTGGACATTTTGGCCAGCGACGGTGACCGCGCCTACAACTATGCGGTTGTCAACAAGACCCTTGCGGCCGGTTCCACGGCCAACGACCAGGTGGCCACGGCACAGGAAGCCATGGCCGAGCACGATGTCACGGCCGGTTATACTCCGGACCTTGGCGGCCCGGCCCTGCCGCGCGGCCGCGTGCTGTACGGCATGGCGCGCAAGACCATGCGCGACGTGGCGGCCAGCACGAATACGACCTGGTCGATTCAGGACGGCGCGACGCAGTTGATTCCCCTGCAGGGGCATCTGCCCGGCGAAGCCGTGGTGCTGACCTCGGAAACCGGTCTGGTGGGCCAACCCGAACAGACCAACGAAGGCATCAAGGTGCGCGCCCTGCTGAATCCCCGTTTCCGTGTAGGTGGCCGCATCAAGCTGGATAACACCTCAATCAGAAAATACCGCACCGAAATCAAGGTGGGTGCGTTCAACAAAGCGCCCCGGCTGGACGACGACGGCCTGTACCGCATTCTGGCCGTGGACTTTTCCGGTGATACGCGCGGCGGCGATTGGTACGCGGATCTCATCTGCGTGGGTATCGACGCGTCCGCGCCCATTGGTTCCAAACTCGTGGATACGAACGGAGGCCGCTAGTGGACAGGCGTGAACGATTTGACGATCCGGTGGAAGCGGTCCGCGCCGCCATGGAGGGCGCGCTGGCAGAAACCCGCACGGCCATGCCCGGCATCGTGCAGTCATACAGTCCCAAAGCCATGACCGTGACCGTGCAACCCGGCATCCGGGGGCGCATAGAGTTGCCGGACGGCTCTACCAAGTCCGTGAACCTGCCCCTGCTGGTGGACGTGCCCGTGGTATTTCCATCCGGCGGCGGCTTTACCTGCACGTTTCCCATTCATCCCGGCGACGAGGCCCTTGTGGTCATTGCGGACCGCTGTATCGACGCATGGTGGCAGTCCGGCGGCGTTGGCGAGCCGCTGGAAATGCGCATGCACGACCTGTCCGACGGATTCGCGTTTGTCGGGCCGCGTTCGCAGGCCCGCGTCCTGCCGGACGTGGACGCCGAAAACGTGCAGCTCCGCACCGACGACGGGCGGGCGGCCGTGACCATGATGCCGGACTATACCATCCGTGCGCATAACCCCGCCGCTCGTGTGACCATGACCCCGGGCGGCGAAATCTCGGGCGAAGCCGACACGCGGATATCGTTACGCGCCCCCAACGTGGACATAGCCGCCAACGCCTTCAGCATGCGCAATCTGGACGGCGGAGCCGTGACCGCCACCATCACCGGCAACATCAACCAGGACGGCAAGCACACCACCACCGGCGACCAGATAGCGAACAATATCAGCCAAATCAGCCACAAACATACCGGCACCGAACCCGGCTCCGGAACAAGCGGGGTGCCCGTATGAGATACCGCAAATGGACCGACGGCACGGATATTCAGTTCGGACATGGTGCGGCGGATTATTGGGTGGATGATCCCAGGGGCGTGGCGCAGGCCGTTGTGTCCCGCCTGCGTCTGCTCTCCGGCGAGTGGTTTCTGGACCTGACCGAAGGCACACCATACGAAGGCGACGTTTTCGGCAAGCACACCAGGCAGAGTTACGACCCTATCATCCGGGCTCGCATTCTGGACACTGAAGGCGTTACCGCCATCACCAGCTATGAATCCGCGTTTGACGGCAACACCCGGGCGATCACCGTAACCGTGACCATAGACACCGAATACGGCGAGGCCACCATTGAGGAGGTTTTGTAATGGCATTGGCATACATAGATGAATACGGCTTTCACATGCCCACATATCCCGAGGTTCTGGCCAAGCGGAAAGAGGAATTCCGGGGCATTTTCGGCGAAGATGTCTATCTGGAGGCGGACAGTCAGGAAGGCCAGTTGCTGGCCGCCGAATCGTTGGCCGAATACGACCTCTACCAGTTGGCGCAGTCCGTATATAATTCATATGCCCCGGGCACGGCCCAGGGCGAGGGCCTTTCCCGGCAGGTCAAGATCAACGGAATCCGGCGGCATGAGGAATCGTTTTCCAGCGTGCCGGTAATCGTGATCGGCACGGCGGGAACGATCATAACGAACGGCATCGCCAAGGACGTGGCCGAACAACAATGGGCGCTGCCCGCCGAAGTGGTCATACCCGTATCCGGCGAAATCGAAGTGACGGCCACGGCGACCAGCGCCGGGGCCATTGCCGCGGCCGCAGGGGAAATCAACATCATCGCCACGCCCACGCGCGGCTGGCAATCCGTATCCAATCCGCAGGCGGCCACGCCCGGCACGGCCGTGGAAAACGACGCCACGCTGCGCGCCCGGCAAAAGGTCAGCACGGCCCTGCCGTCGCAAACCGTGCTGGACGGCGTTATCGGTGCCGTTGCCAACCTCGACGGCGTATCCCGGTGCAAGGGCTATGAAAACGACGACGACGTGGCGGACGAAAACGGGCAGCCCGGCCACTCCATCGCCATTGTGGCCGAGGGCGGCGATACCGCAGCAATAGCCCGGGCCATCGCCAACAAGAAAACGCCCGGCGCGGCCACGGTGGGCACGACCTCGGCAACCGTGGCCGATACGCAGGGCATGCCGTTGGTGATCCGCTTTTACCGGCCCACGTTCGTCGCGCCCAAAGCAACCGTCGTCATCAAACCCCGGGCCGGATATGTCTCCACCACGGGCGAGTCCATCCGGCAGAATCTGGCCGAATATTTCACTGCCCTGGCCATTGGCGAGGACATCCTGCTCAGCAAGCTCTATACGCCCATCAACGCGGCCGAACCCACCGACGGAAAACGGACGTTCGACGTCATCGGTCTGACTGTGGCGCGTGAGGGCGAACAAATGGCGGCCGCCAACCTGATTCTCGGATTCACCGAGATGGCCGTTGGCGTGGTGGACAACATCACCGTCACCGTGGAGGTGTAAAGGCATGGCCACGCTGGAATCCTATCTGTCCATCATCACCTCGCTGTATCGTGACCAGCCGAAATTCATGGCCCTGTGCACGGCCAGAATCAGCCCGATAGTTCACCTGCAGGATGTGTTGGAGGAACTGCGCGCGGCGTTTGATCTGGACAGCGCCGTGGGCGTGCAGCTGGATCGGATAGGTGATTGGGTGGGCCGCGGCCGCCTGTTGGAAACGCCGTTGGATGGCGTCTATTTTTCGTGGGATACGCCGGGCGTGGGATGGAACCAAGGCTCGTGGAAAGGCCCGTATGACCCGGAAACAGGCATGGTCGAATTGCCTGACGATGCCTACCGCATGGTGCTGCGCGGCAAAATCGCCGCCAATGCCTGGGACGGCACCATACCCGGAGCCTACGATGTGTGGAAAACCACGTTCGGAGATACGGGATCGCGCATGGTCATCCAAGACAATCAGGACATGAGCATGATCGTGGGCGTTGCCGGGCTTTACCCGGACGCGGTGACCAAGGCCCTGCTGGTAGGCGGTTACATTCCGCTCAAACCCGCAGGCGTGCGCATTGAATATTACGCGGTATCGCCGTCCACCGGGCCTCTGTTCTGCTGGGGCGCGGATTCGGCGAATCTGGCGGGCTGGGACAAAGGTTCCTGGCCGCAAAATCTCATACCAGAGGAGGCATAATGGCCACCAATCAGATTTATCCGTTCGGCACGGGCGGACGGCAGGAAGACGGGGATGTCATGGCGCTGGCCGATTATCTGGCCGAACCGCACCGCCTGGCCGGGCATCAGCTGGGCATAGCGCGGCGCGATTTGATAAACACCACCCTGCGTCAGGTTTCACACATGGCCGCCGGGCTGGCCCTGTTCATCGCCAACCGATACGAGGCCGGGGTGCTGGACGACGGCGACCTGACCAAGGTCGAGGCCGGGCTGGTTGCGGCTGTCAACGCCCTGATCGCCGAGGCGGCCGACACAACGGCCTATGCGTTGGAGGATCATGACCATGAAATGGCCGACATTTCAGGTCTGTCTGCCGCGTTGTCCGGCAAAGCCGCCAGCAACCACACCCATCCCACGGCCGAGGTCACGGACCTGCTGTCCGGCAACCATGTGTGGGCCGGGCGGCAATCGCACAGCCTCGGTGCGCTGGTGGTTGGTACGGATAATTCGCTGGCGTGGAATGTTGCCGCAGCGCAGACCGCCCGGCATGTGCTGACCGCGCATAGCACGTTGGACGTGCCCGGAAATATGACGGCAGGCACGGTTGCGCAGTTGATATTGGTGCAGGACGCGGTCGGTGGCTGGACGTTGAGCAGCGCGGCCGCATACCAGTGGGCGGGCGGATCGGCCCCGGAAATCGCAACCGACCCCGGCGCGGCAACAATCGTCACCGTGATGTACGATGGCTCGGGCCTGTACGCACTGGCCGTGCCGTTCGGAGGGTAGCCCCATGAGCGGACCCGTACCCAACGGAATATGGGCGGATGCCCGGGAAAAACGATTGGCCCTGACCATGCCGGGCATTTGTCCCGGCTTCCGTAGCGACACCATGCCGGACAGCCTCGGCGTGTTCGGCATGGATATCAGCGGGGCTTGGCAAAACGAAGATCAGGTGGTGACGCGGGGTAATGAGGCTAGCTGGAACCCCGCATTGAGTTACCTGATTGCCGAGCCGGAGCCTTCGTCGCGCTGGACCCGTCTGCAGATTCTGCCCGGCCACATGGCCTGCCGTTTTTTCCAAGCCGAGTACGCAATTCTGGCCGGTGATGACGGCAGCACGTGGACGGAATTGGCACGCATCGACACCAGCGCCATGACGGGCAGCACGTGGGGATTTGTGGATGTGGACCTGTCCACGGCCAGCAGCCGCTACCTGCGCATATCCTGCCTGACATGCCCGTACCCCATCGACACCCACAATTCGTACCATATGACCATATCCGGCCTGCGTCTGTTTGGCCGGGCGTTTTAGGAGGACCAATGCAATATCATTTTTTGGACACGGACGTTATCGGCGGCGCACAGCCGTGGACACACGACGAAATAGCGCACCCGGCAGGGGCGTTGGCACAGCATCCCACGGAAACCGAGGCCGACTGGCTGGCACGGCTGGCCGAAATCGGCGTGCGGCCCGCGCGCATCGAGGCTGATTACAACCCGGACACGCACGTGCCCGGCGAACCCGTCATCACCGAGCAGGACGGTTGGTCCGTGGTCACGCACCCCGCGCCGGTGGCAATGTACACCGACGAGGAACTGACGGCCACCGTCCGGGCAGCCAAACAGACCGAAATCCGGGACAAGGCGGATGCCGTGCTGCAGGCCGCGGGCGAAGAGTACGGGGCCATGGAACGCACGGGCTGGGACCAGCAATTCACGGAAGCCCAGACGCTCCAGGCCGACAATGCCGCCGATGTCCCCATGCTTTCTGCCATGGCCAGTTTCAGGGGCATGGATGTCACGGAATTGGCCGCCCGCATCACCGCCAACCGCGAGGCGTGGGTAACCCTGTACGGCAACGTAATCGGCCAGCGCCTGGCCTATCAGGACGCGCTGGACGCGGCCACTACC